AATAGTCACGAACATCTGTAACTCTATATGGTCTAATTAACATCAGACTTGAGTATCTCGCATTTGTTTACTTACATCCCAGTCATCATCTTCTCGCATTATTTTTAAATATTTTGAGTCGTATAAGTGGGAATGTTTTACTTCATCTGTTTCTTTACACCTGTTTAAAAAGTCACGATCTGGTGACTGACCTTCCATCATACCTTTTGAATAACTAACAAAGAATGATGCATAATTAATAATATCAATACATGAATCTTCAAGGGATTCAAAGTTAGGTGTGTAATTTGGATCTGATTCCATAGCTTCGACAACAGAATGCATACGTAATATTTTTGCATGCATTGTATCTAAAATGGTTGAACAACCATGTGGATAATAGTCAGCTTGTTTAATCCTAGAATTAGGATTTTGATAATCGTTTGATTTTTTTTGTTGTATATCTGCTGCTGCTTGCAGAACTTTTAGTGATTCTTTCATGTACTACTCCATTAAATATAGTTATATTATATCATAGTTATAGGCCAAAGTAAACAGCTTATGAAAATCTATTATGCTTTGACATAGCTATTGAATTTTCATATATTGTAGTTGTTCTTTCATCATTAACATTTTTAATGAGTTTACAATTATCAATAAAATAACATCTCATTTGTTTGGTTGCTCCTAATGTAAAAGCTTCATACGCATCTTCACCTGTATGATTTAAACATTCATAAATAGTTGCACCCTCTTCTAATGATTCTGGAATCTTAACAAAATATAATATATCAACATTATCTAATTTACGAAATTGAGAACTCTCAACCCAAAACCCTTGGTCTCTATTATTTAGCCTAAACGTTTTTACTTCATAGGTCTTATCCTTTATAGTACCATCTTTTTCAGAATCATACCAGTCATCTGAACGTTCTGCATGTTTAAAATGTTCTTCAACTATTTGTTCTCCTAGTTCGCCTGTATCAATTGTTACCGTAGATGTATTCGATTGCACGATCTGCCTCCTTATCAAAAGGTCTTGACTTATACCAATTTCCATTTTCAAAGTCAATTTCCTTACATAGTGTAGTGATTTCTTGTGCAGTAATAGGATATTTTTTACGTATCGCATTACCAGCAATTGAAACCATAATGGCATACATTTTTGTATACCAGCCTGTATCAGTTATTTGATTGTACTCTTTAACTAATTTCTTGTTAACAAATGGGCAATCTCTATAATTACCCCATGTTATGTTTGTGTTTGTCATTTCATTTTTACGATGAGCAAGCATAGCCTTACGAAGTTCTGGTGGAAGATTATCTAATAAAGAACCACTACGTTCAACATAATCATGCTTTGCCATAATATCATATGGATTCATATCTGTACCAGTGAAGCAACTAAATATAAAATTATATGCACCTTCATATTGACCAGGGATATAATACATACGACTTAAATCTTTTGTTTGAGGATCACCAATGTCACCTAACTCTTTGTTTAATGCAAACCAAAAATGTTTAATCTTATCTTTAGGAACATCATCACTCAATGGAAATACTACTCTAAACTTTGGGTGTGTTTTAGAAGATGAAGCAGTAGAGTAAACAACATAATTAAATAGTCCATACTTATTCTGTAGTTCTTTCTCAAGGTTACCATCGAATATATGTTCATCTACATCTACTGCACACCAGCCTGCCCAACCTATTACATTATCATTTGCCCTAGTCGTATCTGGTTTATACGTTGCAGGGGATATCAATTGTGCTGATTTTTTATCTTTACGAGGATATTTAGATAAATCATAAAGCATACGTTCAAGTACAGACCAATCTTCAAAGTCCATTTGCTTATTAGTTTTATTATCAAATATTGATTTAAATAATGTTAATGATTTCACGTCATTTTTTCTATGTTTCCTGCCTTCCAAGCTTTATACTCCTTTGAAAATTTAGTGTGTTCATTGACATCAATATCATGTACACTTTTACCTTTATACCTCTGTAACCACTTGTCATATGTTTGTGATTTTTCAGCGATAAAATCGTTCCATGTTTTTTTACTCATCTTCTTTTTTTGTGGTTAGTGTATTAGGAGGAGTTCCAATGATTAATTCAGGCATTGTTTCAACTGCCCTACCATATTTTTCTTTCATGTTTTGACCTTCTAAATTTGATTTATAAGCATTACTACTTTTAATAGCATCTTCATAACCTACATATTCAGTTTGATCAGCATCAGTTTCTTCATTACGATCATCATCTTCTGTTGGAGAAAAGAATCCTCCCCAGTTATTATTAGCGTGTCTTAATAAAGCACTATCAAACATATCAGAATCAAATGCTGTTGGAATAATACCATGATTATCTTCATGACTTGGTGCTGTCCAACCCTCCGGTTTAATTAGATCTGGTAGACCTAATGGATTTGGCCTTGATTCTTTTCTACCAACTTCCTTTGCCATATTTGCTTCTAACACTGCATTCCATGCATTGATTGAATTAATACCCATTGCATCTAATGTTCCAATAGCTACTACACATAAATCAATAAGACCATCAACGATCTCTTCTGCATCTTCCATAACGAGAGCTTCTTTAGTCTCATCGTACTCTTCCTTGATAAAATCAAGGCGGAATTCAATAAACTTCTTAAGCTGAAATGGTGTTGCTTGTTTAATCCATTCATGTACACCATATTTCTGGTGCATAAGATTAATATCACTTACCCAATTTGTACTCATTCGTTCTCCTTTAAATAACAAATAAACCAATACGGAAATAAAAGAATTAATATTACGTAGTCAAGTTTACTCATATGGTTATATTATAACATACTTTATGTGAATGTAAATAGTTAATTGAAAAAAGATTCCAAAGTTATTCTTTTCTCACTTTCCCATCCAACCGCGGTTAAGACAGGTTCTATTGCGCCTAAAAATGTTTTTTCGAATTGAAGATTATAATCAACATAGTCTTCAAGTTTAAATTCTTTTGGAAGAAAGTCAATGAATGCAATGACATTTTCTTTTATAGGGTTTGGCTTTCTAAGATATGTGAACTTGACCTTATCGCCGCCGTGTATTTTTTCTACTTTGTTACGAAGCTTCTTATCATCTATTAATGCATTATGCATAAGTGCTCCTCGGACATGAATAGGCGTACCCTTTTTGTATATAGTTTCTTTATCATTCCACTTTTTAAGATTCTGAACAGAACGAGGGAATGATACTTCCTCAGCTGAGGCTTCAGAGAATACCTTTTTAAAATTTCGTATATCGCTTTGGACTGTTTCTTCATCAGTTTCAATAATTCTTTTAAACATATCTTTTAATGCTTGTCTACATATCGCTGGGGTAGATGATTTGATTGCTTCAATACCCATGATCTTTAATTTAGGTTGAGCATAACGAACACCCTCATTGTCATGTACATTGAGTATGTATCTTTTCTTTGCTGTCCATATACCACGATCAGCAATAACTTCACGACCCATGACCATTTTGTTTTCTACACCACCAAGTCTTGTATATAGTTCATCATAACATTTAGTAAGAGCATCTTCCAACGCTGTAGAACATAATTTATCTAAGAAGTTAACAGGATTTTCTGGTTTAAATCGTTTAACGAATTCATCAAGTGAGACGTATACTGAATCTGTATCAATTGCGACTACATAATCTTTATCAGTTTTTAAAGTATTATTAAGATAATTGTTTAAATTCTTTTCAGCCCATTTGATAGTTGCTTGGCCAGTCAGGGTGATACCCTCGGCAATTCTCATATCAAAGTATCTAAACCATTTATTACCCATTGCGCCGTATAAACTATTAAGCAAAATCTTAAGGGCTAATTGTTGGTTCTTTGAAATTTCTATACGCTTTTCAAGAGCATAGACATCTGACTTTACTGTGCATAGCTCTAACTCTTGTTGAGCTTTCAACATTTTTTGTTTATGACCTACACGTTCATTATAGATTTCTTGAATTATTTGTGGTAATACACCAGGCTTTTTTGTATCGAATCTAACACCATTGACAGCTAACGCCGTACCAGGAATATTGTTCCTTACATGACCTTTGAGAACAGATTCAACATTGACACCTGGTTCATCCGCGCCAACTAATATAGTTTCAGGTGACATATTGTATTGCATAATGATTGAAGGATATAGGGAGTTCAAGTCAAATGAACATACCCAATCATGCATACCGACTTGAGGTTCTTTTACATAACCGCCAGGATAAGCGCCTTTAAATGATTCATTATTTTGTGGAATTGCTATGTGTCTTGAATGGAGATCCCTATAGATTAATGAATCCCATATCGCTACAGTCCCTAGAACTGAATCATAGTTAACACCACCTTTATAAGCCATAGTTAAACAGAGGGTAATAAGGCCAAGCTTATCTTCCATTCTGTCAATCAACTCTACATCTTTAATGTTATAATCAATAAACTTTTGATAATCATTAGCGTGCAATTCATTTAAGTCTGAGGCTTCACCAAAGTCAAGCTTCTTCTCACCAAGAACTACATTCGCAATATGATCAAGTTTATATGATTCTTGTGGACCATATGTAAATGCAAACTTTTTAAATAACGCATAATAATCAAGAGTTGTAACACCCTTTATGTCATATTTAACACGCATTTGATTACTAAAAGGTTGTTGTACATCTCGTTTATCGATCATCTTCCATGGCGATAAGAGTTTTTCTTTGCCTTCGCCAAGTATTTTTGCTATACGATTTACGATATATGGTATATCAAAGAACTCTACGTTCCAACCAGTGATAACATCAGGGGAAGACTTCGACCATTGATATACAAATTTATGAAGTAATTCATATTCATTATTACATTTAATATAACGAACTTCATGATCTTGCATTAAAGCTTTTTCTACATCATAATCACCACAACCAAATGTGTAATAGATATCATCTATATTATTCTTCATTGTAATTGCTGTGATCTCCTGGTCAGCATCTGCTGGGTCAGGAAAGCCTTCACCGAACTTACATTCGATATCTAGGGAAGTAACATTAATAAGACTACGATCCCACTTGATATCGCCTGGGAATTCTTCATTGATATGTTGAGCAACATAATTAGTATTCCCAAAGATTTTAAAGTTAGGAACATCTTTGTATTGCTTCATAAAGTCTGTAGCTTCACTCATACTACCAAATGTAACTGGATCGACAGGGGTACCATCGAGCGCATGCCAATTAGTTTCTTTTTTAGATGTGACGTATAGAGTTGGTTTAAATGGAATCGTGAAGGAGACTTTCTTTCCTTCTTCGAAACCACAATATTTGATTACTTTACCATGACGGAAAGCGTGTGTATAAAAAGATTTATTCATATGGTACTATTATACCATAGTTAGGGGGAGAAGTAAACAGCTTATGTAACTATTTTCTGCATAGGTGGTGTCACTACCGCAGATGTCATGCTATTATACTTATCAATCATCTCATCTGTTGGTTGAACATTAAACATAATATGTTCCTCTTTTATTGTAAGTCCAAAGATACCGATTTCAGTATAAGGCAAATAAGGCATAAAGCCAATTTGTCCTTCATTTGGTATTAACAAAATAGGATCTTTAACTACTGTTATTTTTCTATTTCTTTGTTCGTGTAATTCACATAATATTTCTTCGCCCGATGTTAATCGGATTAATCTAATTTTTTCTTCAATCATCTATGTTCCTTTGGTTGTTTATCTACATAATCTTTTACAGCTGACTTGATTGCATCCTCTGCTAATACACTACAATGTATTTTTACTGGTGGGAGGTTAAGCTCTTCAACAATTTCAGTATTCTTAATTGCTTGAATTGCTTTAACTGATTTACCTTTAACCCATTCAGTTAATAGTGAACTAGAAGCGATTGCTGAACCGCAGCCATATGTTTTAAAAACGGCATTTGTACATACGCCATCTTCAATCTTTATTTGAAGACGCATTACATCGCCACAGGCAGGAGCACCAACCATACCAGTTCCTACGTTAGGATCTTTGGGATCCATCTTACCCACATTGCGTGGATTGTTGTAGTGGTCTAAAACCTTTTCTGAATATGCCATAATGCTCCTTAGTTAATTTAACTCAACAGCAAGCTTGCTGTTTTGTTTAGTTTTCCTAACTTAATGATTTGTGGCTTGTCCTCTTCTGGAATATTATTTTCCAGAGCAACAACAAGCAGACCATCTACAATGTCTGCACCAATAACTTGTATTGTGTCAGATAATGTGAATTGTCTTTCAAATCCCCTTGAAGAAATTCCGCGGTGAGCGTACTCTCTATCTACCGGTGCATGAGGTCTATTACCTTTCACCGTTAAAATACCCTTCTCGAGAGTTAGGTCTATGTCATCTTTACTGAATCCTGCAACAGCAATCTCAATAAGAAAATGACCATCATCTTTTTTAATAACATTATAAGGCGGGTACCCAGCACTACGTGTTTCTGTAGTTCCGTTAAATGGTACGCTTGATAGTGTTTCAAAAAGTTGATCAAATCCAAGGAACGTATCCCTTGGGAAGTTAAATGCTAAGTTTGACATAATTGTCCTCCTATATTATAGCAAGGTTATAAAATGAATACCCTTTCGGCATATCCATTTTTATTTATACAGGTTTCACTTGATACCTATATTATATTTAGGACACAATTCCCATTCAGATTTATCTTTATGAGATATAATTTTGATTTGGTTTAATGCTGCAACTTCTCCAACAGGAGTAACTACTTCAAGTAATCCCCAATCATCCATTAATTTTACAATTGTGTTCCTACGTTTAAGATCATTCTCTGTTAAGTTAGATGGCTTACCATCTAATAAGAATAATTCTTTAAAATGAGTTATGAAATATCTTCCTTGTTTATGAAGGATATGACATGATTGATATAGCTTAGCATCTCTTTTAGATGCTACACCTATTCGTGTAAGTGTTTCACGTATCTTTAGGAAGTCATCTGGTTCTGCTAGTAGTACTTCTAACATCATTTCTGGTTTCCAGTTAACCAATTCATCGTTGTATTCCGCCATGCTGTATTCTTCCTCTTATTATTTTAAGATTTTCATTACTTAAAAGCGGAAGTACATCACGAGCCTTTTCATTGCTATATCCATAATATGATTTTATAGCTTTAATGTCTTCTGATTCACTAGCCTTATTCCACTTGGAAAACCTATTTCGTTTTCTAACTATATTTATAAGAAATAAGTATTGCAGGCGGGAATCAAGATGGTGAAACATATTCATTTCATTGGCATATATTACTGAATCAGGAAAGTAAGATAGACCACGATTAACCATAAAGGCATTGTAGTCTTTCTCATCTTCCATGATATCTTTTTTGGTAGAGGATATCGATTTGATAAAATCAAATGGACTACTCATCATCTAAACCTTTTTCTAAAAAGCCAGTCATTGCTTTTAATAATTGGCTGGCCTTTTCTAATTGCCATACAATATTTACCATAGCTAAAGCAATAATTATTGTTGAGTATTTTGCTAGTTCTGTTAACATATTAGTCTCCTATTGAAAAAATAAACATATGATTACTATTAAAGGAATAGCAATCGCTAAAAACATTATCATTTGAATTTAATCTGTGACATTATTTCAGTCATACATGCTACCACATTTATTTCATGGTCAGCTACAAAACTATCCTTATAAGAATAATCTGCAAGTATGAGTACCAATTGCGGAATGCTATTAGGTGCCACATACATAATCATATTATCATACACCATTCTAAAAAGCTTTGCAGATTCTACGTCCATGTTATCTGTTACCCATTTACGCATTCCTTTAAAGTTTTTAGTCTTA